TTCGGCTACATCGTCACGTTCGACCTGCCGTACACGCAGGCACCCCCGGCGATCGACCTGGCCCTGGTGCCCCGGGCGGTCTGATGGGTTCCCACTCGTTCGCGTACACGGGTGGCTGGCAGACGTTCACGGTGCCCGCCAAGGTCAAGTTGCTCACTGTCACCCTGAACGGTGCCGGGTCCGGCTCCCGGCACGGCGGCCAGGTCACCGGGAAGATGGTGGTCTCCCCCGGCCAGAAGTTGTACGTCGTCGTCGGACAGCAGGGCCACGCCCACTCCGGAGCGAACGGCGGTGGCGGAGGCTGGGGCGGTGGAGGCGACGGGGGCGCAGGAACAGGCGGTACCGGAGGCGACGGTGGCGGTGGAGCCACCTACATCCGGGTGGGCGGCACCACCGGCACCATCCGGTGTGTCGCCGCTGGCGCGGGCGGCGACTCCGGCGACACGGGACGCGGTGGTGGAGGTGGTGCCGCCACCGGTGAGGCAGGCGGCAACGGAACCACCGGCCAGATCCCCGCCTCCGACCCGACCGCCTGGTACATCGAGACCGGGGTCGCCACCGGCGGTACCGGGATTCAGGGCGGCAAGGGCGGCAACACAGCAGCCTCCACCGGCTACGACGGCCACGACGGTGTCGACTCCCACGTCGGTGCTGCTGGTGCCGGTGGGCACTCCTCTAGCCCTTGCCACGGTGGCGGTGGCGGTGGCGGCGGCTACCTGCCCGGGGGTGGTGGTCAGGCCGCTGTGATCGCCAGCACCCCGCAGCAGTCGTCCCCCGGCGGCGGTGGTGGCGGCGGCTCGAACTACCTCGGGAACCTCAGCCAGTACACCAACGTGCAGGCCGGTGCAGGGACTGGTAACGGCTCGGTGTCCCTGTCGTGGGTGACGCCACCCCCGGCGGACCCACCGCCGACCCCACCGACCGAGGTGAAGATCAACAACGTCGCCATCTCCGACGAGATGGCAACCTACGCCACCAGCCAGGTGACGGTGTCCGCGAAGATCGACGACCCCGGGGCGAAGACCCAGGAGGTCCGGCTGGTGGTGTGGAAGGCGACCGCCTCCAACATGGTCGGGCACACCACCCACTACGGCACCTACGGGAAGCAGGCACATCGGGACTCGGTGACCTTGACCGGGCTGTCGAAGAACACCCGCTACTACCTGCGGCTGTACACCCAGGACAAGTCGGGGAAGTTTAGTACTAACCACACGTCCGCGAACTTCTGGACGAACCGGCCACCGACCGCACCGACCACCGTCAACCCGGCCCCGAACACGCAGTACCAGAACCAGCAGAACATCGCGTTCACCTGGACCATGAACGACCCCGACCCGAACACCCCGCAGGCGGCGTTCCAGTTGCAGTACCGGGTCGCGGGAACCCCCACCGAGCCGGTGTCCGACACCTGGCTGGGTGACACCGGGAAGAAGGCCACCAACATCACCCAGTGGGTGTACGCACCACCGACGTTCAAGACGAACGTCTGGTACGAGTGGCAGGTCCGCACCTGGGACCCGCAAGGGTCCGTGTCGCCGTACTCGGTGTCGTCCCGGTTCTACATCACCGGCCCCACCACCGCTCCGCTGCCGCAGTACCCGGTCGGGAACATCGCCGTCCAGACCGACTCGGCGGTCACGTTCGCCTGGAAGTTCCGGGACGTGACCGTCGGGGCCACCCAGGTGAAGGCGAACCTGCGGTACCGGGTGAAGGGTGCCGCGAACTGGGCGACCATGTTCGGGGACACCACCACCCCCGGCGGGGTGCAGTCCTGGACGCTACCCACCGATGCGTTCCAGGAGGGCCTGAACTACGAGTGGCAGGTGCAGACCCAGAACTCGGTACCCCTGACCTCCGACTGGTCCGACTCCGCCTACTTCTGGGCGGTCCCCACCCCCGGAGATGCGATCACCGTCATCGAACCGTCGGTGGACACCCAGTCCGCGCCGCCGTTGGGGTCCGGCAACAACCGGGTGTTCATCTACGACCGGGGCGGAACGAAGCCACGCGGCGAGATCACCCCCCTCGTGCAACTCGAATGGTCCCGGAAACGCGACGACATCTCGAACTGCCTGTTCACCACCAACGGGTTCACCGCCGACTGTGGACAACTGCTCGGGTCGCTGCGGTCCTGGATGCACGAGGTGGTCATCTTCCGCGACGGAGTCCGGGTGTTCGAGGGACCCATCACCCGGATCACGTACACCACCACCGACGTGGAGGTCGAAGCGAAAGACGTGATGGCGTACCTGTACCGGCGGATCATGCGGCAGGGCTACAACGACGCCTACCGGCAGGTGAACGCCCAACGGGTCGGGACCGACCTGGTCGGTGAGCAACTCGGCCAGAAGACCGTGGTACAGCGAGCCGCAACGATCATCATGAACGCGCTCTGCTACGACGACCCGAACGTGCTGCCGTACCTGACCTCCATCAACTACTCCGACGACGCGAAGACCTCCCGGGTCGTGGACGACTTCTCCCGGACCGCGTGGGAGGAAGTGGACGACCTGGCCGCGACCGCCGGGCTGGACTACGTGACCGTAGGTAGACGGATCGTGCTGTGGGACACCCACCGGTCACTCGGTCGTCTACCGGAGATGCGGGACGGGGACTTCTCCGACCCGCCGGTGGTCACCGAGTACGGGATGCAGACCGCGAACTTCTTCGCGGTCACCTCCACCTCCGGGATCCACGGGGAAGCCAGGAAGGGCATCGACATCCTCGCGGGGGTCGAGGTCCCCGAGTTCGTCGGCGACGACGGCCTGATCCACCCCTGGGGCGGCGGGTTCCTGGAACAGTTGGCGTCCGCCTACGGCGAGCAGCAGGGCGACGACGCGGTCGCACTCACGTCGGAGGCACAGACCGCGTTGCAGACAGACCTGAACAGGCAGGCTGAACGGAACATCGGACACCGGTGGCCCACCCCGCTGGTGGTGCGGGTGCCGGACAACTCGACGTTGAACCCGGAACTGACCATCAACATCCAGCAACTCGTCCCTGGTGTGTGGATCCCGCTGCGGGCCACCGGCACCGTCCGGACGGTGGCGCAGTGGCAGAAGTTGGACTCGGTCACCGTGTCCCAGGACGCGAGTGGCGAGAAGATCAGCGTGGTCATGTCCCCGGCCCCGAACGGCGGCGACGACGACCCCGACCTGGACAGCGGGAGTGATCTCTGATGGGCGGCGCTTCAGGTTGGCGGATCCCGCAGAACGCCAACGACTGGATGCGGGAGCAGGAGAAGCGGGTGCTGCACGAGGAGCGGCGTCCGATGATCACCTCTGCCGCCGGGATCCTCGGCCCCGGGTTTGGTCCGTTCACGATCCAGTTGACCGACTGGAACGCCGACGAGGCTGCGTTCAACGGCATGTGGTTCTCGTTGGCTGGTGCGTTGAATGCACCGTCGGGCGGGTCCGACTACATCGGGACTACGGAGGCCCGCAACGACGGCACCGGGGTGCAGACCGCATGGACGACGCCCACCCCTCCGCCACCGGCGAGCGACTGGGTGCCGTCCGAGTATGTCCGGGAGTTCTACACCGTCTCTGGGATCCGCACCTACACCGACTGGACGTCGACCAACGTCCCCGGCACGGCCGGGGGTGGTGGTCACCCGTCGGCGCGTGGCGAGTGGAACGCCACCAGTGCCTTCAACGTGGCCCAGTCCACCTGGACGGGCCGCACCTGGCTCGTCTTTGACGCCACCCGGCCTCCGGTCGGGATGGCCTACGCGTCCGCCGGTCAGGTCCGGGTGGACGTGGAGGGCTGGTACATCCTCGCCGGGCTGCTCACCCTGGCTGCTGCGACCGGTGGCCGTCGGCTCTGCCGGTTCATCGTGAACGGCAGCACCGTGATCGGTCAGTGGGAGACCCCGACCCCGACCGCCTCCGCCGCCATGCAACGGACCGGACTGAACGGTGCCTGCGTGGCGTACCTGAACGCTGGGGACCTGATCGCGTTCGAGGTCTACCACACGGCCAGCGGAGCAGTGGCCTGGGAGACCGCGCCGGAGG